TTAGAAAGACTAAGTGAAATACTTAAAACAGAAAACATAGAGTTTGATAAAAAAGTATTGGCTGAACTGATACAAAGACATTATCCAGACTTTAGAAGAACAATCAATGAATTACAAAGATATTCTGTAAGAGGTAAGATTGATAGTGGAATACTCGTATCATTATCTGAAATCAATAATAAAGAGTTGATTAAGATGTTAAAAGAAAAAAGATTTGGTGATATGAGAAAATGGGTTGTTCAAAACCTTGATAAAGATCCATCGTCTTTGTTTAGTGGTATCTATGATATTCTTTACAAACATCTACAACCTCAATCTATTCCTGCGGCTGTGTTAACAATTGCTGATTATCAATATAAATCAGCCTTTGTAGCAGACCATGAGATAAATATGGTTGCGTGCCTGACACAAATCATGGCAGAATGTAAATTTAAGTAGAGGACGAAATGGCAAGAAGAACACTTTTTAGAACTTTGATAGTGAAGTTGAGAATGTGGTATGCTGATATAAGAGGTCATCATGGTAAGAGATGGGATTATGAACCAGGCGATTACTATATGGGTTCTCATAAAGGTCACAGAAAACACGAAAAACACTAACAATGAGCCGCTTTAGCTCAGCTGGTAGAGCAACTGATTTGTAATCAGTAGGTCCGCGGTTCAAATCCGTGAAGCGGCACCAGAAATTATATTATGATAGAATACAAATTATCTGATTATCTCAATGCACTTAACTGGACAAAAGTTAATTTGCTAGACGGAGATGATCTCACTTGGGAAAAGAAGTACCCACCATACGTAATAAATCGTTGTTTATCACAGCATGTTGACGCTATAATGATGGCAAATGAGATGAATTTTCATCACGGCCTCACCAAACGTTTACAGTTTCATTTTCTACTAAATAGTATTCGTAAGAGAAAGAGGTTTGGTGGTAAGTGGACTACAACTACTAAATCAAAAAATTTAGAGTATGTAAAAGAATATTATGGTTATAGCAATGCAAAAGCAAAGGTAGCCCTTGACATACTAGATAAGAAACAATTGAATCTTATTAAGGAAAAACTTGATAAGGGTGGGAGAAAAAAATGAGTGACGAGAATTTTAATTGGTCACCTGAGCAGATGTTAGAGGTTACACTCAAACAGCCAGATGACTTTCTAAAGATTAGGGAAACCTTGTCCCGAATAGGTGTTGCAAGTCGTAAAGATAAAACTTTATTTCAAAGTTGTCACATACTACATAAACAAGGTAAATATTACATAGTACATTTCAAAGAACTTTTTGCTTTAGATGGTAAGAAAGCTACGTTAGTTGAGAATGATATTCAAAGACGTAACACAATATCAGTTTTATTACAAGACTGGAATTTATTATCTATAGTCAAATCAGAGGCTGCTGAAAACAAAGCACCTTTATCACAAATCAAAATTATTGCTTTCAAAGAAAAAAACGAATGGAATTTGCAAGCAAAATATAATATTGGCAAAAAACAAACTACTGAAGAAAACAAAACTGAATAGGAGTATATTATGATTAGACTATACAGACTCTCATCTGGAGAGGACGTAATAGGTACGCCACAAGAAAGTGATAGAGCAGATCACTTGGCAATAAAGAAACCTTTTGTATTAATACCAATGCAAGGACAACCAGGCAAACCTATGCAAATAGGATTTCATCCATACATACCATACACAAAGGATGAAGTTATACATATCAAAGAGGCAAATATAATTACTGACACTACACCAGATGATAATATGATTGGTGCATATCAACAAAATACAGGCCAGATAGTTACACCTAAAAGTAAAATTATAACATAAATATGTTATATGAAAGATTGGAAACACAGAGGATTTAAATCTAAATTACATAAAGATTTATCAAGCGAGTTTCAGAACCAATTTTTTTTAAGAGATGTCGGCCCAAATAATGGTGTCAATATAGATTTAACATACAGATGTCCATTAGAATGTATAAGATGTTCAAGGCAACAAGATTTCAAACGAAAAAATCTACCTATATGGGGACACGATTTACCTATAGAAACCATAGATAAAATAACAGACACATATAGATGTATAAATTTCTGTGGTCAGTTATCTGATCCAGTACATCATCCTAAATTTATAGAAATATTAGAACTTTGTTTTAAAAAATTTTGCAATGTTACAGTACATAATGCTTCTTCAGCAAAATCAGAAGCATGGTACACGAAAGCATTTAAGGCACACCCACAAGCAAATTGGTGGTTTGGCATAGATGGTTTACCAGAAGAAAGTCACAAGTATAGAGTAAACCAAGATGGTGTAAAACTATTTAACATAATGGTTAATTCTAAAAAGATATTGTTAAGAAGACCAACATGGCAGTATATAATATTTAAGTACAACGAAGATCATAAAGAACAAGCAAGGCAGATGGCAATAGATAATGATATACAATTTTTATTTGTTCACTCTGCTAAATGGTTAAGTAAACGTGATCCTTTAATGCCAACTAAAGATAAAATAGTATCAAAACAACATTTTATTGGCGGGTTTGGAAGGGCTATATGAAAAAACATTTTAGACCAAAGTGTTTAACTTCACACACACATATTGCTGTAAACAATAGAAATGAATTGTTACCTTGTTGTTTTTGGGACACTACTCCTATGAGAAAAGGTGATCCTGAAGAAACAGAATTAATGAAGGCAAGTGACATAAATAAATTTGATAGTATTGCTGATATTTTAAAACAAAAAGTATGGGTTGATTTTTATAATAAAATAAAAGAGGCTGACGAAACACAAAACATTGATAAGGTAACTCATTTATGTAGGCAACAATGCTTAGATAAAGGCGAATCAAAATTTAGATTAGAGGAATGGTACGATTCTAAAGGTAATTTAATTAATAAAATTGAGAAATAGGCTTGACTTTTTGAGATTTGTTTGTTATAATAAGATATGAATTTGGCGAGTAGTTTTTATACAAATGTTATAGAGCATAAAGGTAAACTTCTTATTAGAGGTGTCAATAACGGCCAATCTTATTTAAGTCGTATTAACTATAGTCCTAAACTTTACTTACCTACAAACGAACAATCAAAATATAAAACACTAGACGGCATAAATCTTAAATCTAAAAGATTTGATTCTATATCAAAAGCAAAACATTTTTATAATGAGTATGCACCTATACCAGAGTATAAAATCTTTGGTATGAATAGATATAATTATCAATACATCGCTGACGAATACAAAGGCGAGATGAGATGGAATAAAGATTACATAAAGATATTTACACTTGATATTGAAACCGAGTGTGAGAACGGCTTTCCCGATCCTGATACTGCAAAAGAAACAGTTATCTGTATTACAATAAAAAATCACAGCAACAAACAAATATTGACGTGGGGTACAGGCGAGTTTATTTCTAAAAAATCCAATGTAACTTATATAAAATGTCAAAATGAAAAACATCTATTACTAGAGTTTCTTAAATTCTGGTGTAAAAATCATCCTGATATTGTTACTGGTTGGAATGTAAAATTTTTTGATATACCATATCTTATGAATCGAATGAGATTTATATTTGATAATGATACAATCAATAAAATGTCGCCGTGGAATTATGTTAATGCTGATAGAGTACAAATGGGAAATAAAAACTCACAGTTTTGGAATATACTTGGCGTTTCAGTATTAGATTATTTTGATTTGTACAGAAAATTTACTTATGTAAGGCAAGAGTCTTATAAGCTAGATTATATTGCTAAGGTAGAACTAGGCGAACAAAAGTTGGATAATCCTTATGAAACATTTAAAGATTTTTATACCAAAGATTATCAAAGATTTGTTGAATATAATATCCAAGATGTTGAGTTAGTTGACAGACTAGAGGACAAAATGAAATTGATTGAACTATGTTTAACCATGGCTTATGATTATAAAGTAAATTATACAGATGTATATTCACAAGTACGTTGCTGGGATACTTTAATCTACAATCATCTACTAGAAAAAAATATTATTATACCACCAAGGGAAGATCAAATAAAAGATTCACAATACGAAGGTGCATATGTAAAAGATCCACAACTAGGTTTACATAACTGGATTGTTTCGTTTGATTTAAACAGTTTGTATCCACATTTAATTATGCAATACAATATTAGTCCTGAAACGTTTGTAGGTACAGAACCTAAAGCAGTAGGTGTAGAAAACTTTTTAGATGAAAGATTAAATCTCAAATGGGCAAAAGATCGTAACGTGACTATTGCACCAAACGGCGCTATGTTTAAAAGAGATAAACAAGGTTTCTTACCTGAACTTATGGAGAAGATGTATACCGAACGTGTAGTATATAAGAAAAAGGCAATTGAAGCCAAGAAAGAATATCAAAAGACAAAAGACCCAATCTATTTAAACGAGATTTCTCGTTGCCACAATATACAGATGGCAAAAAAGATTGCACTTAACTCAGCTTATGGTGCAATTGGTAATCAATATTTTAGGTACTTTGATGTAAAACAGGCAGAAGCAATTACACTTGGTGGTCAACTATCTATTCGTTGGGTTGAAAGAGATGTCAATAGATTTATGAACAAGATTTTAAATACCAATAATATAAATTATGTTGTTGCGTCAGATACAGATTCAATTTATTTAAGATTAGACA